CCAATCTCTTGCAACAATACAAGAGTGTTTTGCTCAGACTCTAACTCTACAAAGCGGTCTTTAGCATCACGGTAGCTAGATGCGAAACGCTTAGCACCAGCAGCACCAACACCAGACAACTTAGATACTGGGCCGAAGAAGGTTGAACCAAGTACAGAACGTGGTAACAGAACAGCTTCGTCATCACCTAGTGGTTGAACAGTAGTACCATCAGCTTTGGTGAACACATCATCATACTGGATGAAAGTGATGTTGCCATAAGTGAACATTGAGTAACCGTTGCCGATAGTACCTAGTTCATTACGCAATGGTGAGTTCTGACCAGCGATCACATAACCATCACGAACATCAGCATGGTTAGTTACACGAGTGAAGTAGTCAACACCACATAGAACTACGTAGCCAGAGATACGACCACCGTTCTTGATACCTTTCTTAGCCTTGTTAACAACTGCTCTCATTTGTGGCTCAAATGGTGTAGCATCAGCAAAGTCAATCTCAGACGTTTGCTTAGCAACATCAAACTCAGTGAACATATTCAATGAACCATAGTTGGTTGTGTCGATGATACCTTTACAAACCATAAGAGCACGTAAATACTCAAGGTGGTTGTCATGCTTCATAGCATGTTTTTCTAAATCTTCTGCAACTGCACCTTCAATTGCTTGTTCTACATCAGTATCAAAGTTGCGGATACCTTTTAACTGTTTAACAGTGATTGTAGACTCAACAGGGTAGTGTGGTACTGCTAACAGGTGAGGCTTGTACTCTTTAGCTTCGATACCATTCTTCTTGTCTACGTTGCGCTGGTGGTCATCAAGTACAACTAATGAGTTTTCACGTTCATCAAATGTAACTGAGTCAGCATTAACAGTTGATTCAGCGAAGAAACCAAGTGCAGACATCAGGTTTGGTTGGAAAGGGATACGAGTGATTGCAGAAGTACGATCTACATATTGATTACCTAAAATTGCCATGTTATATTATTCCTTATTATTATTGATAGATTAAACTAAAACGATTGAATCGTGTAAGCCAGTAGTTACACCAGTTAAAGCAGAGGCCTTGACAAGTGATGGATTACCACGTACCATTACACGTACCACGTCACCAATTGCACCATCACCAGATAGAATACCGTCAATACCTTCTACAGCAGTAGTTAGGACTTGACCATCTACAGATGCAGCAACTAAAGTGTGCTCTGTGAAGCAAATATCATAACCGCCATTTACTTGGACGATCCACTGTTCAGGTTGTTTTACTGTTTCTAATAACATTATTTTGTTTCCTTGTATTTAAGTTCTAAGATTTCCTCAGCAGATAATGGTGCTTTTGCATCCTTATTATCTTCCTGAGTATTTTTATCAGTACCAGATTGTTCACCTGATTCTTGTGTGAACCACTCACCACCAGATATACTAGCAATTTGTTGTTCCTTTGTGTCCAGTAGTTCTACTACCTTGTCAAAGCCTTTTGTTCCATGCAGAGCAGCAAAGATAGGAGCTAGTTCAGCAACAATATCGTCATCATAAACCAGACCCTTCAGCTTAGAGGTATAATCTACCACAGCTTGCTCTTTGGCCTGTTCTGCCTTCTTACCATGACCAGCCATTAATTTGTCTAACCAACCCATTTTACTCACTCCTTATAAAACAATTTGTTAATATCTGACCAGTCTTTACGGTCAGAACGGATCATAATAGGAATCCGCTTATTACCCTTTGCATCTTTAGTCTTTCTTGACTTTAACTCGTTGAGTCTGGCTTCTAGTACGAGGACTGTTACACCTGACCCACTGACAGCCCCTAGAGCTTCCGCTGAAGGGTTTAAAGCAATGTAGTTAATGATGTTCTCTAGTGCAGCTATCGCTGTATCTAGCTCGTTCTGTGCATTCTCAAAGTATAGATACTCATAGACTGAATCATCAAGGAAAGCATACTCAACATCAGTATCACCTACAGTAAGACGGATACGGGCAATATAACTTGTTGCTAAACTCATTTATGCCTCCTTATCATCACGTTCAGTGTCTTGGGTATCATCAGTTGAACCTTTAGATACTACAGCCTTACGGGTTGTAGTTGCATCCTTCTTAGGTGCCTTGATGCGTTCACGTATCCAACTCTCTAGTTCTTCATCAATCTCAATAACACCATCTTTGACTAATCGCTGGAATCCACGGCTGAATGAATCAAAATCAAGATTCTCTACAGCTTCAAACTCAAGTGTTGGATATTCACCATTAGGTTTAATCGTATTCATTGAGTAAGCAGCCCTAACAGCCTGTTTAAAGGTAGCTGAAATGCCCTCACAGAGTGATTCGATAACCAAGGCTAGTACGTTAGTCTTTGAGTCACTTAACGCGAATGAACCACCACCAGCTTGTCCTAAGCTCATAATATCAGTGAACAGAGTCATCAGCATGTTACTTTCATAACGCTTGATTATTGAGTTAGAATCGAACTGAGTACCGCTTGTATTGCCAACAGTGGTAATATCAAATAGAGATTGACCACCCTCAGACAAATCAGATGCAACTAGACACAACGAGGTTGTACCAGCATGTAACTGTTCAGCAGTATCCATCATTTCTTCAAGGTACTTGGCATTCTCTGATTGAGGGTCATTGTAATAAGCGTTGATATAATCAGAAGGTGCTTTAATCTTCAATACACCACTGAGGTTCTTGGCAACACCGATCAGTTCATACTCTTGCACAATATCTCTCGACTTGTACGGTTTGTAACAACGGTTCAGTAATGAAAGTCCTAGTGGGTTATCTAAATCAGCATTGACACGGAATAGTAAAACCTTGCTACCTGCTAACTCTGTTTCTCCTACTGCATTCTGGATAAGTAAACCATCATTTGTTGCTGGTGATAGTTCCAGTTTCTTGAGTGTATTACGTTCAAAGACATACTTCTTGACGTTAGTTGGATGAATAGGGCTGAATGTGCTAAACACCATTGTACCTTCTTCACGCTTCATAACTTGTTCAAATATACTATGACCATAATCCAATTCACTGAGGATATAGTTTAACAGTTGTGGCTTAGTCATGCCCTCAAGTGAGTCCAAAGACTTGTTGAGCGCAGCTATCAGCTTTTCTTCTTGCTTGCTTGCACCTTTAGGTACAGTAATTGCATACTTACGTTTATTGATAAGTGATTTAATCAGTGACATACCGCCACCAATGATTTCATCATTTAACATTTCACGATAGGTTTTGAATGCCTGTGGTAACTTTAGTGCTTCACGTTGCAAGGAGTTTACTGTATTCTCTATATGCAGTGGGTTTGAGGTTTGTCTCTCTTTACTCACTTAGTTAGTTCCTTATATTGTTTGAGGCAGTCCTTCTTAATCTTGCCACTCCAACGGGCAAAGCTATAGACGGAACCACCACCATGATCGACATACTCTTGTGCTTGCTTGAACAAGAACTTGAGTGATTCTGGGTGAGCTTCCGTCATCCAAAGTATCCACTTGCATAATGCTAGATTAGCTGGTATTGTGCATTGAACATTCTTAAAGATGAATGCAAGCTCATTGGGATCAACCTCAGATTGATCCTCTATTTCTACATTAGGTTTACTTGCCATAACGACCACCAAACTTAATACAGGTGATGAAGTCTAAAGCTAGTAACTGGTCTAGTGTGAACTTGTATCCCATTGATCGGTCAAAGACTCGACCTACTGAACGGTTACGTGCTTCTGATTCAAGAGTAGTGTGATACTCAGCATGACCACCTAACTCGCAGTAATCACGAAGAGACTTAGTCTTGAATTCCAGCCAGTGTCTAACACCATCGATACGGATAAGCCAAGCATGAGTATCAGCATGGCTCGCAAACAAATTACCGATCCGAGTTGCGCCAGTGACTGTATTGAGTATTTTGGTTTCAACTGTGATACCACCAAACTTCTCAGATGAATATTCTTGGTCTTTCACAGATACAGTGATCTGTTCTCCACTATTGGTAGTGAGTATTGCATCAATACCTCTTAGTTTCAGTCTACGGTCAACATTACTTGTTGCATTAAATTGACGAGTGAATGCTTGTTCTGCTCTGGTTCCGTTCTTATTCATTTTGTACCTCATTGAGTTTGGACTTGAGAAGCATTCTAATAGGACTTCTCGTTATATTGGTATAAGTGCTAGTCTTAGGCATGATAACCCCACAGGGAGCTTCTGGTGAACTCTCAGGTGTATTATCATAGGCTACTTTCACTTTACAGTTTACATTGCTACCAAGTACAGCTTCCCATGCCGTAAACATTACATCATTAAGTTCATCACGGTAGGCTATGTCAATCACAAATGAATCGTGGTAGGACAGAGTAGCGATACCCTTTGATGTAAAGTGTTCAATGATGTGAGCAGCAATGGTTGAATCTATATTCTGCAACTTCATCCACAGTGTTGGGTTGAAGAAGTGATCCTTAATCATTATGTTGTGTTGATATATTGCATCTACAATTGAGTGGATAAGCTCCTTGTCATGTTCAATATCATTATCCCTTGCATACTTGGCTAATGAGCTATAGCACTGACCCTTTGTAGGTCTGAGCATTAGCAAGAACATAGAGTGCTTACATAATTCTCTAACTGTAGCTGTGTCTAATTGAGAATCAATCTCAACATCATAACAGTTGAAACCTTCTGGTAGTTGAATACCTGATAGCTCAGCTAATACCCTTGGGTGCATACTGCTATAATCAATCTCACAAGTTGGTCTGCAATTAATGGTTATTGTTTTGCGATTGAACGATCTCTCAGTTTGCAGAGTTGACATTGCGTACCATCTACCATGTTGCTCTAGTGATTCATGGAATACACGTCTGTAGAGTGCAATGGCTCTATTACCACAAATAAGAACCTCTGTGTTATTCAGTAGCTCATTATACTTAGCAAGTGGAGTTTTCAGGTCAGTGATCCCACGAATGCCTTTACATTCAGTTGAAGTCTTAATTACCTTTTTAGTACCTTGGGTGATACTAATTATATCAAGCTCTCTAGCTTGTGAGTAGACTAAGCACTTCTCAACAGGGAACAGTTCAAGAAACTTATCATGGAAGTGGATACAACTTTTCCAGTTATGTACCTTGCCTTTGTGGATTTCACTGCAACCTACATAAGCTGTGAGGTATCCATCTTCCTCTAATAATCCAATTAGTGCTTTCATTGCAACCAATCTGATTGTGTTTTTACAACCAGTGGTTCCACTTCTATATTTCTTTTCATCAAATGAGAAGATTGTTCTACTACCACCATAGCGAATAGCCTTAGCTGCTGCTGTAGCGAGTACCCACATTTCCTCAATGTTACCGTACTTAGGTGCAAACTTGTTCAATACATGACGCATCCAAGTAGCTTTACTTTGGCTAATCTTAAAAGGTTCACACCCACGAAGGATGAACTCCCTTTCACTGCGTATAGTTGTTTTCAATTCTATCATTGGTTCACCCTCCTTTGGGATGTTGGTTAATTTAACTCTAGTGTCTCCACTCGGTTAACCTTTGACGCCTTTACTTAATCTTTAATCGGCTGGTGGGGGAAAGGGAAACCAAATAACAGTTGTCCATAAATGAGTGCATCCTCATAGCTCAGTATTCCACATTCCTCAGCTTCCTTGATGAACTCACGGATAGCTGCATTTTCTTCATCTGTCTGTCCAGCACCACCTAGTTCAAGTTGGATTAGTGGACGAATCTTAGTTACTTTTGACATGAATATTGGCTCTCCGTGATGAAATGAAACGTGATAAGATAGCTACTGCTACCCGTTCGTCTGATTGTTGCTTAGCTAATTCATAAGCTAGTGTTAATTTATATTTGAAATATGCCTTGCTAGCAGCAAGGGGGGTATCATAAATCCCAATGGACACCTTCTTACCATTTTTACTACAATGTGCTCTATATTTGTTGCGGATCTTCTCAACACCTATACCATACTTGCCACGACTAGCAGCACTATCAATAAGAAAAGTGTTTGTCTTACCGTCTACGAATACACAAGTCTCAGGTGAATAGACCTTGTTGCCTGCAACCAATATATCTTTGTCAAGTTGTTTACCATCCCAATCTTGCAATTCCATCCAATTCTTGAAGTTGGAGAATGTGAGCCATTCATCAGCAACAGAACAATCACGATATGTAGATACTCTTTCATTTCTTTTAGCTGAGTAGCATCTCTCCAGCATACTTGCCCACCTCTTGTAGAGTGGACAGGTGGTACGAACACCATTAACAACAGTATCTATTGGGTAGTCTGCATCATTAATACCAACACCTTGTACAAGTGATTTCTTGCGGCCATTGGTAGATATGTTGCTGTCAATTTGCATACCCACTACTTTCAGATTTAGTTCTAATAATGCCTGTAAAGTATCAGCGTGGTTTTCATCAATTTGATTATTTAAATTTTTCATTTGGAG